GCGATGTGCTTGTCGAGAAATGCCAACTGCCGGCGATTTGCTTTTATGTCACCTACACCGAACGCGAACACACGATCACTGGACTGTCCAAGGCGGCGCATGCACACATTACGGTCGAATGCTACGCAACGAGTCGCGATGGTGCCTCGCTGCTGTCCAAAGCGATGCGGGAGACTGGTATCGATTCATTTAGAGGCTTGGTTGAGAGTCATCGGTTTTGTGGAGTGGAGTACGTCTCGGGTGACGAGTATTTCACGGATCCTCCAACCGATGGCAATCAAGTCCCAAGGTACGTTTGTTCGTTTGATGTTGTTGTTCACTATCAGGAGCCGTAAAAATGCCTAAGAGTATTGCCGACACTGGCCTAGGTGCCACCATCGCAGGGACTGGTCTTGTGACCACCGAAATCACTTCCATTGGCGAGTTGACCATTGAAGTGGACGCACTGGACATTACTCACCTCGGAACGGCTGCGATGAAGCGCATGCGACCCGGTGACTTGCGGTCGAACCCTACATGTGAAATTAGCTTTAACTGGCTGGGTTCGGCCCCTCCGATAACCTCAGCTATGATTCCGACAGCAGAGCCCTATGCGGGGGTTACAGCGACTATCACCTACCCAGAAGGTGGCGGTTCTGTTGCTGGAACCGTTTTCGTGAAGAGTGTCAAGTTTCCCAACGCAGCGCAAGGTGAAATCATGAAGGGGTCGTACACGATCCAGTTCGATGGTGCCACCGCGCCTGCGTTCACTACTACTTCCTGATAAAGGTGTTTCATGTCCGTTGAACTGAAACCAGATATGCGGATCGATTTCACTGGCAAGCAAGTCGAGTTTACTCAGTGGCAAGTGTACGTCGACGATAAGCACGTTGCGTACCTGAACCACCAAGAGAACTCCGAGTTGCTGCCGTGTCGTGTGAACTTTCCGGTGGATCGGATCCCCGAGATAGTCGAGGCTTGCGAAAAGGAGCGAGAGCGACTTGGCAAGCCTTCTACGGTCAGGCCACCAGCGGAATACAACTTGCGGTTTATCGAGTGCCGCAAGGTTTTGGACGAGCAACTTGTATCGGATGAGGATGACGATGAATAAGGACGATTTTAAGGCACTGCTTTCCAAGCCACTGACTGTTAAGGCGGTGGAAGTCTGCGGGATGAAGTTTCACTTGAAGAAACTCACCGAAGAGGAAGGCATCAAGCGCGACTTGGCAGTACAGACCAAGGAGGGCGAGTTTCAATGGGAGAAGTTCCGACGCGTCACGCTGTCACTAATGCTATGCGACGAGCATGGCGCTAGCCTCGTTGATGATGCAGAGGAACTCAAGTCTCTCGACCTGGAGCTGGCTGATGGACTGTGGTCTGCTGCCAAGGAGTTGCTTGGCATCCGATCCAAGGAGGTATCCTCCGAAACAAAAAAATCCGACGTAGCCCAAGGCTAAGGCTAGCTGGAAAGCTTGCCTTGCGTTGGGGTATTGTTGACGTTCATTCGTGGCTAGAAAAGCTTCCCGAGGGCGCATTGACGTTTTGGGAAGCTTTCGACCGAGTTGAGCCGATTGGTGACGAGTGGGAGCAGACGGCAATGATCATGGAGAAGTTGCTAGTGAAGCTATACGCTCAAGCTAAGATCGATCCACCATCATGGGAGGATTTGATGCCACCTCGCTACAAGCGTGTTCGCAAGCCGACCGCGATTACCAAACAGCAGTCTGCTGCAAGTTTTGATGCGTTGCTAAAGATCACCAAACTGGACAAGGTGGCAAATGGCTAGCCCAACAGCAGTCAACATTGGCATTGGGTTCGACATCAAAGAGGTGATGCAAAACACCGGGCTCGCTCGTAATGAGATAGCTCGGTTTACGCGCGATGTCAAAACAAGCTTGACCGACGCTGAAAAGTTTGCCAGGGACGCAAACGTAGCTAATGTTCTATTCCAGAAGGGACAGATAGACGAGGCAACTCATCAAAAAATGATCGCGATGTATCGTGAGCGATACAAGGTCATTGACGAAGTTGCGGCTCGAGAAGCACAACAGCAGGCGCATCAAAGAGCGAGACTAGACGAATACGCAGCGCATAAACAAGCTATGGCGAAGCGAGAGGAAGACGCTGCGCTGTTTATGATGAATCTTCGCAAGCAAATGGAGGTTGCGGAATCAGAGGCGGCCAAGAAAAAAGCCGAGCAAATCGCTACTGCAAGAAAAGCTGAAGAAGATGCCGTCATCTTTCTGATGAACTTGCGCAAGCAAGGTCAATTGATGGAAGAGGAGGCCGCTAAGAAGAAGGCTGAGCAAATAGCAAGTGCCAGAAAGTCAGAGGAAGACGGAATTGTCTTTCTTATGAACATCCGCAAGCAAATGCAGCTTGCGGAAGAGGAGGCCGCTAAGAAGAAGGCTGAGCAAATAGCAAGTGCCAGAAAGTCAGAAGAAGAGTCCATCATTTTCATGATGAACCTGCGCAAGCAAATACAACTTGCAGAGGAGGAGGCTGCTAAGAAGAAGGCTGAGCAAATTGCAGCCGCCAAGAAAGCCGAAGAAGAGTCCATCATTTTCATGATGAACCTGCGCAAGCAAATACAACTTGCAGAGGAGGAGGCTGCTAAGAAGAAGGCTGAGCAAATTGCAGCAGCTAAAAAGTCCGAAGAGGACGCAATGATGTTTATGCATCGTTTGAAGCAAACGATCGATGCGGACAATAAGGCGAGGCAACAAGAAACGCTCAATAAAATTCTTGCACAACAGCAGCAAGAAATACAGGGCATACTTCGCATCGAACAATCACGGCAACAAGCGTCTAAGCTTTTGCTAGATAGCATCAACAATGAAAGGCAAGCCACGCAACAAGCGGCAGAAGCTGAGAAAAACGCTCGATGGGATACCATCAACTTTTTGATAAAGTCCGAGGCAGACCTGGCCGAGCAAAAGCGCAAGCGTAATCAAGAGGAACTTGCTGCGCAGGAGAAGCTAAAACAAAATGCGATTGATTTGATGAAATCGCAAGCGAGCCTCGGTATCGTTCCATCTGGACGTCCATCCCAGATACCGGCGACAGACTTATCAAAACCATTGATCGATCCTGTCACTGGACAGCAGATTGACGCGAAAAAAGAAATTCTTTCTCTTGAGGAAGCAATAGCAAAGCTAGAACAACGAAGGCATGAGCACGCTATGCGAATGATGAAAATTCGCTTAGAAGCAGTTCGTCAAGAACAAGCAGAGAGAGCAAAACTCGAAGCCTCTTTTGCATCAGCGCAAAACAAAATGTTTGCGGATCAAAAGCGTCAACAATTTGTAGACCGTTTTGGAGAACGAAAGGTCGCACGCGGTGAGTTTGCTGCAAGCGTCGGCTATTTTGATCCTAATGCAACGACTGAGCAAAGAAGAAAAGCTATAGCGGCAATTAAGGCATATGACGCTGCTTTGGAACGCTCGAGAATAGCAGAACTTAAAGCAAACAGCGCAGCAATGGAAGCATCCGTTGCCAGCCAAAAACGAGAGCAAGACTACAACCGCATTCGCGGGATGGTTGACCAGGCCAAGACTGCACAACAGCGTTATGCGGAAGCAGTCAAGTTTGTGAAGGACCAAGAGAAACTTGGCGCCATAACAAAGCAGGAATCGATTGCAATTCAAAGAAACCTGAATGCCGAATTGCAAAAACAAGGCTCAATGAACAAACTTGCCAGCAATCTTGGGCTTGGTAGTTTTCGACAACTTGCAGCCACTGTTGGCGTTTTTAGTGCAGCGACCGTTGCCTATAACGCGTTGCGATCGTCTCTTTCAATAACTATCGAATACCAACGCGCCGAAGCGGCCATGGCGGCGCTGACAGGGAGCATCGACGAAGCTCGCGGCAAAATGGCCGAGTTTCGTGCGTTGGACAGAAAAACTCCTCTGAGTTTCATGGACTTTGCTCGCGGCGCGAAAACATTGATGGGGTTCGGGCTAGAAGCGGACAGGACCACGAAGGTCATGGAGAGCTTGTCCGCTATATCCATGGGCAACTCGGAAAGGTTCCAGTCGCTAGCACTAGCTTTTGGACAGGTACGAGCGTCTGGCAAGCTTGCTGGTCAAGAAATCCTTCAAATGGTCAATGCCGGGTTCAATCCGCTGCAAGAGATTTCGCGGCTGACTGGCGAAGATATGGGCTCGCTTAAAAAGAAAGTCGAAGAGGGCCGAGTATCGTTTGAAGAAGTTGCTGTGGCTATTGAGTTAGCCACTATGCAGGGTGGTCGCTTTGCAGAAATGAACAAAAACCTGCAAAATACGCTAGGCGGCCAAATTGACAAGTTGAAGTCCGATTTCGCGATGATCGGACTGACTGTTGGAGAATCTCTAGTTCCAGTTTTAGAGCAAACGGTTGGGCTTCTACAAGCGATGGGAGTTGTTGCTCAGGACACGGAAGACGAGTTCACGTTTATCCAAACTTGGGCAAATGGTATGGCTTTCACGCTAGCTAGCCTTAGAGACGCATTCACTCTCGACGTCGGCTTTTCTAACGTCAACAAAATGCTTGACGATACGGAACGACGCGAACAAGAACGTCTTGCAAGAGTAGAGGCAATCGCAAAGAAAAGGCAGGAGCAGGCGAAGAAGGAAGCTGAAGAACAAAGACTGATTGCCCAATACGGAGAAGAAGG